AACAAGGAGAAGAGTTAGGTATGCAAAATGCTATCTTTGATGTTATACCTACACCAGTACAACATGTAGGAACAGCAACACTATCAACTTGGGAAAGCGAGCTAAAAAAACAAGGCGTAGATGTAGAAAATATAGATTTAGAAAAAACAATAGATATATTTGCACCTAACAACAAAATAGACCAGGAAAATCGAATTACAAGCTTTATAGGTACAAATGGAAACAGAGTTTATTTGCAATTTACAGAGCAGGACATATTTAATTCAATTATGGCTTTAGACAAAAATTCTAATAGTTGGTTTTTAAAGCTAATGGGCAAATTAAATATGCCATTAAGATATGGTGCAACTATGGCTAATATTGGCTTTGCAATTCCAAATATGATTGCAGATACTGCACAAGCTGCTATATATTCAGAAGCTGGATTTATACCAGTTATAGACAACGTAATAGGAATATTAGATATACTAGCTGCTCAAAATAAAACTGTTAGAAACTTCGTAAATAAATATGCTCCTGAATATGCTAAAAAGATAGAATATTTATATAATATATATCAACAAAGTGGTGCAAGTAGCTCTACACGTCTTTCACAATATAGAAAATCATCACAAGAAATTATGAAAGATATTTATGGAACTAAAAATAGTGAAACGTTAGGAATTAAAGAGTCATTTAAACCACTAAAGAGACTACTTGATATTATGACTTATATACCAGAACTTTCTGAACAATCAACTAGGTTTAGAGTATTTGAAAGAAATTATGAAGCGTACAAGAATAAAGGTGGTAGCGAAATAGATGCTAGAACAAAAGCAGCTATAGAATCAAGAGATGCAACACAAGACTTTGGAAGAACTGGTACAGCAATGAGGGAAATAAATCAATTAATACCATTCTCTGCAGCAAGAGTAGGAAGTGTTTATACATTTTCAGAAAAAGTAACGCAAAATACTAAAAAGACTATGACTAGAATAGCTTTACTATCTGTACTTGCAATGCTTATAAAAGCTATAGGATATGACGACAAAGAAATAGAAGAATTAAACCAACGTAAGAAAAATGATAATTTTGTTCTAAATATTGGTGGAACAATTGTAACTATTAAAAAACCACAGGGAGTTTTGCGTAGTATTCTTAGCTTAGAAGAGTATGTATTAGATTTAGCGACAGGACATATCGAAGAAGGTAAAGAAGGAGAAATGCTTGGAAAGTGGTTAGAGACAGCATTAATGGACAACTTACCTGCCGATGAAATAGGTGGACTAGTACCTAATGCTATTGCTCCGATAATAGAGAATGCTTACAATAAAGACTTTTATTACAATTCAGATATAGTAAAAAGCTATGATTTAGATTTACCAGAAAGTCAGCAATACTACGATTACACATCTCAGCTAGCAATATTTTTAGGTAAAATATTTAATTATTCTCCAGCTAAAATAGATAACTTAATAAGTGGCTATTTTGGAGGTTTAGGAACACAAGTAACAAATATAATAGACAACATATCTGGAAAACTAGGTTTAAGTGTAGAAAAGCCTGTTATGGGTGCAGAGGATAATGCTATTGGAAAAAGATTTGTAGTAAATGTAAATGAAAATTCCGCTTCTATTGATGAAATTTATACATTAAAAAACGAATTAACAAAAAAGCTAAATGGTGGAACTATTACATCAGAAGAAAACAAACAGCTAGAGACATTAAAACAGGCTACTTCGGATATGGCAGCATTAAATAAACAAATAAAAGCTATCAAAAAAGATTTAACAATGTCTGGAACAGAAAAAGCAGATAAAATAAGACCTTTACAAGAACAGAAAACAGATGTTGCTAGAAAGGCACTTGGAAAAGACCCTATATTCACAACACGTACTAGTGACTTAGATTCTTTGCAATTTTATCCTAGCAGAGACATATTATCTAAGAATAGTTATACTTTGTCTTTAACAGAAGAAATGAAAAAAGAATATGAGAAATTAGCTTATTCACAGTATCAAAAATATAAGAAACAAGGAATATATAGTGAGGAATATTTGGACAAGCTAAAATCCAAGTGTAAAGACTATGCTAAATCAAAAATGATGCAAAAGTATAAAAATAAGTTAACAAAAAGTAAATAGGGGAAAGCTTATGCTTTCTCCTGAAAATGAAAGGAATTAAAGATGGAAAATATAAACTCATTTTTATTAAGTTTAACAGCTATAGTAATGTCATTATGTGGTCTAATAGTAGCAATTAAAAAAACTAAAAAAGAAATAGAAACAGCATTACCTAAAAAAATAAAAAAGCAATGTTCAATAGACTTAGAAATTATTGATAAAATGGAACGAGTAAAAGAAGTTCTTGGGGCTGACCGTGTGCAAGTATACGATTTTCATAATCGGTCGGACATTATGCAAATGGCAGAAGTGCATTAAAAACAAGCTGCAGCTATGAAGTATGTAAAGCTAATATAAAAGCATGTCAAATGTATTTACAGTCTATACCTTTAAGTTGCCTTCCTATTTTTACAAAAGTTTTATTAGATAAGGAAGAATTAAAAATTTATGATTTAGAAGAAATTAAAGACAAAATGCCTGCTACATATACTTTAAAAAAAGACCAAGGAATAAAATCTTTTTACGATATAGTTATTAACAACAAAATGGGAGAACCAATTGGTTTCTTAGCAGTTCAGTATACGCAAAGGTTTAAAAAATCATTTTCAGATGAAGAAAGAACAGAAATGCTACGTTTGAAGTTTTTTATAGAAGAAAATTTAGAAAAAATGGTAGCAAAGAAGTAGGGAGGAGGTGTATATTATGGAATTTATTACAATGGATATGTTTTTAACAGTAGTTGGGTGTTCTACTATAATTACTTTACTTACACAAGTATTTAAAAGATTTTTACCAGAAACTATAGACAGTAAATGGTTAGCATTAGCATTTTCTATTATTGTAGGAATAATAAGAATAGTTTATTTGGCAGATTATAGTTTCGCTGGTGTTGTTACAGGAATAGTAAATATAGTATTACTTTTAGCAATTGCAATTGGAGAATATGAAGTAGTAAAGTCAGCAGGAAGAAAGATATCAGAGTTAATAAAAAAGGAGGAATAAAATATATGTTAAAAGGAATAGATGTATCAGGTTCAAATGGAATAATAGATTTTACCAAAGTAAAAAAAGATAATAACTTTGTTATTTTAAAGTTGGGTAATATTTATGATGATGAAAAATTTTATATAGATTCAAAATTTGAAAGAAATTATAAAGAATGCCAGAAATTAGGCATTCCAACAGGCATATACATATACAACTATTGTAATTCTGTAGAAACTTTAAAAAAAGAAATTAAAGAAGTTTTAGAGTATTTAGAAGATAGAGTGTTACAAATGCCAATTTATCTTGATATGGAAGATAAAAGCATTAAAGTTGAAGGAAAAGAAACATTAACACAGCAATGTATTGAATTTACTAAATTAATAGAAGCAGAAGGTTATAAGGCAGGCATTTACGCTAATTTAGATTGGTTTAAAAACTATATTGATACAAGTAAATTCGACAAAAATGTTTCAATCTGGGTAGCACAATATTATAAAAAATGTGAATACGAAGGAAAGTATGACATCTGGCAATATTCAAGCGATGGTAGTGTAGATGGAATTTCTGGCAGAGTAGACATGAATTATCTATATAATGAAAGTATTATAAACAAAACTAGCGATGGAGAAGTAGAAGAAAATAACCAAGAAACAAAGTTAAAATATAAGGTTGGAGATACAGTGTCATACAATAAGATATATTCTTCTAGTACAAGTACAACTGCATTAAATCCATTAATTAAGTCTGGAAAAATTACAAAGATTTATCCTGGAACACATAACCCTTATTTAATTAATAATAGTACAGGATTTGTAAATGATAATTGTATAACTAATAATTCCAATTCTTCTAGTATAATAAAAAAAGGCGATAAAGTAAAAGTTGTAAATGCTATACAATATGACGGTAAAAGCTTTGCAAAATATTATGATATATACAATGTTATAGAAATAAATGGAGATAGAGCTGTGATTGGTGTTGGTAATACTGTTACTTGTGCAATTAATACTAAAAATATACAAAAGATATAAGATAAGTAAATCTTGCTAAAAAAATACGTCCAATATTAATTATTGGGACGTATTTTTTTATTTATGCCAAGAATAAATAGTCGTTTTCTTCGTCTATTAATATATCTTTTAAAGAATTTGCAATACTTTCCTCAGAGTTTTCTTTATTAAAAGCTTCTTCTACAAATACAACATTTTCTTTTTGAAATATTCTTAATTGATTAGTAGAATCAATCTTATTGTTTTATATTATAATTATTAACATCTATATGTTTATTTTTATAATATTCTTTAAATCCAAATGCTAAGAGTAGAGTCATGAAGATTGAAACAACAATAGTAATTGTAATCCAAACATATGAGTTATCTTCTTCTAATTGATAACAATATTTACAAGCACCATATCCATTTTCTTTTGCCCAACTCAACGTTACTCTATGAGGTCTACCGTTCTAGGTAATCACAACCTGCTTTGTGATATTTGGCACTATTTTCTGTAATAAAAACATAATTATTTGAATATGTTTTATCACTACTAGTTGCTGCAATAGAGTTACTTATTTGTCTTGCTCTTTCTAATCGTTTCTGGTACTCTTCATTGCTTATGTTTAAATAACCTCCACAAGATATATTATCTATAGATATAATTATAAACATTATAATAAAGATTTTAAAAGTAATATTAATTTTTCTTTTCATTTTTTCCTCCGTTTAATTATAGTAATATTATAGTGTTGCTTTCTAACAAGAAACTAAATACTTCTTTATTTTTTAATGCTTCTTGTACAATTCTTTGCAGTATATAATTATAAAATAAATATGCTGACATGATACTTAAACATGTAAAAATACTTAAGATTGTAATTTTTAATTCAAATGCAAATGAAATAATTAAGAATATAATAGAAAAATAATATATAAATTTTTTAGAGTTAGTATTTATGGAACAAATGCCAATATAACAACTATATAATAAACAAAATATTATTGCATATATAATACCACCTAAAAAACCTAAACAATAAATTGAAATAAAAAATGAAATTATCATTATAATAGTAAAACTAGCTCCCCAAATTAAACAAGTAGTATCTTTTACCACATCTAACAAAAAAACTCGTCCTTTAGCCAGTTCAACTCCTATTCTTAGATTTTTTTGTTCATATTGTGACTTAACATATTCAAATTCCAAATCTTCCATTATTTTTTCCTCCGTTTATTAAAATTATTTTATTTTTTTCATAAGTACGCAGTGTAGCTACGTATAGTTTATCATATTTTATTATAAAATCAAGATTAAATTTAAAATTTTAAAGGAAGTGAAAAAATATGTCGACGAAGAAATTTAACAATCTTAAAAATGCAACTGGCACAATAATTAAGAGAGCGAGAGAAGAGAAAAAGATGTCTAAAAAAGACCTGTCCAAAGAGCTAGAACTGTGCGGTGTCTATATCAATAGAGATGAACTATTGTTAATTGAGAAAAACCAACTGCTTGTAAAGGATTTTGAGTTAATAGCCATCTCCAAAATACTTGATATAGACTTAAACAACTTAAAAAAGTTATTCAAATGATTAGTATAGCCGTACTAATCATTTTTTATTGTACATTGTTTTAATTGAAAAGTATGTCGAAATTTGTTGTTATAATATAAAAATTTGACAAATTATACCAGTACGTGGTATTATGTTAACTATGGGGGCGATGTTTATATGACAATTAAAACAAAAGAAAATCCTAAAATCTTAAACGACTTTTTAATGTATCTATATATAATAAAAGGATATTCACAAAATACTATATCAACTTATAATTTTAATATATTACACTTTTTGAAATTTTTATTACAATATTGGGATATTCCAATAAAGACTAAAGATGTTACTATTTTTATTTTAATCAATGTAAAAGAAAGTGATATAGCAGCTTATTTAGTTTATTTGAATTATTTAAAAGATAATTCTCCAAGCACAAGAAAAAATAAAATAGAATCTTTGCGAAGTTTTTATAAATGGATATTTAGTTCTTTTCCAACAAACACAAATATGAAAGAAAATCCAATGTTATCTTTACCTGGTATTCAACAACAAATTAGATTGCCAAAATATCTGAATTTAAAAGATGCATATAAAATTCAAAATATATTTAATATATCTAATTCAAGATTTTACATTAGAGATAATCTAATAATAACACTATTTTTACAAACTGGTATGAGATTATCTGAACTAGTAAATATAAATATTAATAATATTAATTTTGATAAAAAAAGTATAACTATAATTGGTAAAAATAATAAAGAACGAATTATATACTTAAATGATTTGTGTATGAAAAAATTAAAAGAATATATTAATCTAAGAAAAAATAAAACAAAAATTATTAATATTAATGAAGCATTATTTCTAAACAAAAATGGACAAAGACTTCAACAGCATGGAGTAGAATATATCTGTAAAAAAGCTTTTAAATTGGCAGGATTAGAAGAATATAACTACACTACTCATAGCTTAAGACATACGGTTGCTGCTCAACTTTATATGAATAATGTAGATTTATTAGTAATAAAAGAAATACTTGGTCATTCAAGTATCACTACCACTGAAATATACACACATGTACATAACATAAAAGTAAAAGAAGCTGTAGAAAATAACCCATTATCAAATTTTGGATTAATATTAGAAGAGGGGAAAGGGGTGGCAGCATGATATTAGACTTTGATACAGAACATATAAGAAAACATGACATATCATTATTAGATTGCCAGGTAGATTTAATATTAAGAAGTTTAGCATTTTATAAATATACGTATGAATTTATTTACCCAAGAAGAAAAGAAACAAAAACTCTTGAAGAAAATTTAAGAATTTCATTAGTTAAAGATACTTACGAGCAAATTTTTACACAATACACAGATTCTAAATATAATTATAAAAAATTAGTTAATGAAGAGTTTTTTAATGAAAATTATAAAAAAATTGTTTAATAATGTTGACATAGTTTATAATATATGTTATATTATCATAAAAATAAAAGAAAATTTTACATCGAATTGTTTATATAAAAAGCGAAGCGTCAGAATCGATTTTAAGCCGTTTTAAAAAGTAAGAACGTATAGTTTGATGTCTAAGAAAATAGCTTAAAATACAGTTTTAGCAATAAGTAGAGGTAATTTCAAAATGGTATAACCATTTATTATTTTTCCTCCCCTTTATTGCACAAAACTTTGATTTATTACCAATAAATGTAACAAAAACCAAGATGTAAAGTTAACTTTACATCTTGGTTTTTTGTTTGGAGGAATAGATAAATGATAGGAGATAATATCAGAAAAATAAGACAAGAAAAACACCTGTCTATGGAAAGACTGTCAAAAATAACAGGATTAAGTCGTTATACTATAGATAAAATAGAACATAGTCGAATAAATGATTTTAGGTTATCTACTTTGCAAAAAATTGCAAACGCATTAGAAGTAGATATTATTGAAATAATACATAAAAAATAGACTACACATAAAGTGTAGTCACAACGAATTGTTTATAAATCATATATTAACATAAAAATATAAATAAGTCAATAGTGAAAGGAGGGAATTATGTGTTATTTAGAAAAAATGAAAATCAATCGCTTTTAAAAGAAACTAGGTACTCATTAAAAAATGCAGAAAAAAAGATAGTTGAATTAAGGCAAGAAGCAAAAGAGAAAGATAAGATGGTTGAACAATCAAAAACTCAGTACGCAATATATCAAGCAGCTTTATATGAAATAAAAAAGATAAATAGTATGCAACAATTCAATAGTGTAACAAATCTACAAAACAAAATAAAAAGTGTATTAGACAAGGTACATATCTAATACACGGAGGTTATTTAAATTAATTATACACAAATAATAACACAAATAGTTTTTATTTGCAAGGGGGAAAAAGATGCTAATAACAAATAAATTAAACTTACCAAAGACATTTAAAAGTGCTGTAGAAAGAGAATATGAGTATAAAGATAAGCAATACAGTGTTACTTCAATACTAAAAGATGTAAGAGAAATTTTACTAACAAGAAGGCATAATAATGAAATAGAACAAGATGTAGCAGACATGATATGGTTAATCTTTGGTACAGCAGTACACAGTGTATTAGAAAACAGCAAAGAAGAAAATACAGAGTTTAAAGAGGAACACTTTGCAGAAGAAGTTTTTGATGGATATAAATTGTCAGGACAAGCAGATTTATTTAATGCAGAAACTAAGACTGTAACAGATTATAAAACATGTTCTGTTTGGAAAGTAGTTTATGATGACTGGGAAGAGTATAGAAAGCAACTTTTAATGTATGCATGGGCGTTTAGAAAAATGGGATTTGAAGTAGAAAAAGGACAAATAGTAGCAGTTATTAAAGACCATAGTAAAACAAAGGCAAAAGTTGATATTACATATCCACAATATCCAGTTTATATAAAACAATTCGATTTTACCAATAAGGATTTTGAAGAAATTGAAAAATTTATAGTGAAAAAATTTGAAGAAATAAAGAAATATGAAAATACAGAAGATGACAAACTTCCAATTTGTAGTGAAGAAGCTAGGTGGAATGATGGGGATAAATATGCTGTAAAGAAAAAGAGAAACAAAAGAGCATTAAGAGTATATGACACATTACAAGAAGCAGAAGAACATTTAAAACAAGATGAAAGCCTAGAATTAGAGATAAGAAAAGGCGAAGATAGAAAATGTTTAGAATACTGTAGTTGCTGTAAGTTCTGTAACTATTACAATGAAAATTATGGAGGTAAAACAGAATGAATATATACGAAAAATTATTAGCAATAACATCTGAAATAAAGAAAGTAGCCAAAAATTTAGAAGTTGGAGTTGGTCAAAGTCAATATAAAGCAGTTGGAGAAGCAGATGTATTAACAGCTGTAAAAGAGTTAGAAGAAAAATATAAAGTATATTCATATCCATTTAGCAGAGAAATTGTTGATACTGCAATTCTGCAAACTGAGAAAGAATATAACAAAAAAATTACAAGAAGTAATCAAATATTTATGAGATTAAAAACTGTCTATAGATTTGTAAATATAGAAAAACCAGAAGAATATATAGATGTTCCAACATACGGCGATGGTGTAGACACACAAGATAAAGCTCCAGGCAAGGCAATGACTTATGGAGATAAATATGCATTAATGAAAGCTTATAAAATTATAACTGGAGATGACCCAGACCAAACTGGAAGTCCGGACAATATGAATATTGTAAATAAAAATGGAACTAAGAAGAGTACAAACAATAAAGTAACAGATGTAGAAGCTAAATCTATATATGCTTTGATGGTACGCAAGGGAATAGATGTAGTTCATAATTTACAGAAGAATTACGGTATTAGTAATACAGCAGATTTAACCAAAGAACAATATTTATCAATATTTAAAGCTATAAATAATATGCCAGATAAAAAAATAGAACAACAACAGTTAGAAAGTGAAATGATGGATGCTTATGCTGCTTATTATGACGCAAATGCAGATATGGGAGACAGAGAATAATATGGATAATATACAGGGGGTAAACTAGCAGATTTTGAAAAACAATATTTGTTAAAACAATTTTAAAGGAAGTAGAACTATGGTAGGAACACAAAAACAAGCTATAACTTGGTTGCTAGAACAAGATAATACAAAATTCTTTGAAGTAAAAGAAAAGAAAACGACAAGAAGTTTACAACAAAATAAGTTACTTTGGGAATTAATACATAAAATTGCTAAACAGCAAAATCAAGAAGATATGGAAGTATATTGTGCATTATTAGAAAGAGCAGATGCCAAATCTGAATACATTATAACAGCAACAGAAATGGAAGAAGCATTAAGAAAAACATTTAGAGGGGTTAAATTTATACGAAAACAGCTTGTAAACAATAAAGAGTGCAACATATACAAAGTATATCTTGGTAGCTCAAAAATGAATACAAAGGAAATGACAGAGCTTTTAGATATAACAATTCAATTGTGCAGTGAGTTAGAAATACCTACATTAGAGGTGTAAAAATGTCAATAGATTACACATTATTTACTTTTTCTAAACCGTCTAAAAAGAAAAAAGAAAAACAAAAGTATATAAAAGGACATAAGCATAAACAAACAAAAGCAACAGAGATACCAAAGAAGGTAAAAGAAATTGTTTGGAAAAGAGATAATCACAGATGTATATTCTGCCACAAATATGTTCCAATTGAATGCTCATGTTGTCATTTTATACCACGAAGTGCTGGAGGATTGGGAATACCAGAAAATATCTATACAGGTTGTTCAGAATGCCACAGAGAGCAAGATAATGGATTAAATACTAAATTATATGATGACATAGTAGAAAGCTATTTAAAAGGCATTTATGGAGTAAATTGGAGTAAAGAAAAATTAATTTATAGGAAATGGAGTTATTATGGACAAAAAAATTAATAAAAAAATGAAAAGTAAATTTGAAATACATATAACAGAAAATGACGAAGCTATTCGCATTCAACTTAAAGGAAAAGGAGAAAAACTATTAGAAGGCTTGCGAAGGTTAATAGTTAGTTTATTAGATTCTGGAGCGAGTGTAGAAATGATAATGAGTGAAGTTACAAAAGCAATAGAAAATTCAAGTTCAAATACAAAAGTTATAAAGACAGACAAAAAAGGATTAGAACAAGCGATAGAAGAATTATTAAAAGATTAATCTATAGGAGGAAAAAATGAATTACTTAGCTGAAATTCTCGCGTTTTACGATTTAGTGCAAGTTAAACAGTTATCTACAGGGCAAATTGCTTTATGGCATGCCTTAATGGCGATAAACAATAGATGCACTTGGATAGAGTGGTTTACTGTACCGAATCTTACGCTTGAATTGAACACTGGAATGTCACGTTCTGGAGTTTTAAAGGCAAGGAATGCATTAAAGCAATATGGATTAATAGATTTTAAGGTAAATGGCACAAAAGCAACTAACTATAAAATGATTACTATAGCAAAAAGTAAGCAAGAAAGTAATCAAATTGGTAAGCAAGTTAGTACGCAAGATGGTAAGCAAGTTGGTAAGCAAGTTAGGAACACATTAAATAAAAGAAAAGAAACGAAACTAAAAAAAGAAAGTAAAAAGAAAGCGTATGGAGAATATCAACACGTTTTGTTTAGTGATGAAGAATACGAGAAACTAAAAGCATATTTTCCAAACGATTATGAAAAAAGAATACAGTCCTTAGATGAATATATCCAAAAATCAGGAAAAAAGTACAAGGATTTTTTACTGACCCTAAAAACATGGGCAAGAAGAGACGGATATGTTCCGCCTAATGAAAAAGAAAAGAATAAGGACAAGTTTAAGAGTGTCGACCTATCATGCCTAACGAACGAAGAATACGGCTTACTAATGCAGAAAAAAATAACGATTGAAGAGCTTATCAAGAAAGGAAGAGTCCATGTGGAATGAGGAAATAGAAAAAGCTGTTTTGTTTTATGTGATTTATGAGCAAGAAGCTTTTGTGCTTAATGAAGATGACTTTGTTTCAGACAGAAACAGAAAGATTGTAAGAGCTATAAATGAGCTAAAATCAAGAAATGAAGAAATATCAATCTTTAGCATAAGCTCTAGGATTAAAGCAAATAAAAATCAAGTTTTAAAGTATTTATCTGGACTTGGAGAGTACGTACGAACTGCAACAGCAGATAGTGTATACAAAGAGTTAATACAGTTATCTAAAAAAAGAAAAATATTTGATTTACTTAAATCTAGTCAAGAAACTGTTATTGAAGATGCAGACGACATAGATATTATTGCTCAATCAATAGTTCAAAACATAAACAAAATTGAGCAATCAGAGTTGACAGAAAAAAGCTTTATGCAGCAAGTTTCAGATACTGTTGAAACAATTGAAAATAACGTACTAAAAGGCATGGATTATTCACTATACACTGGAATTCAAGACTTAGACGATATGCTATGTGGTTTACATAGACAAGAGCTGACAATTATTCGGAGCTAGACCAGGAGTGGGTAAGACCACATTAGGACTACAGATAGCAGAACATGTTGCTAGTAAAGGGGTAAACGTAGGAATAATAAGCCTTGAGATGTCAGATTATCAAGTTATACAAAAAATGCTTGCAAGGAAAACAAGAATAAACTCTTATAAAATGCGTATGTCTACACTTGAACAAGATGATTTAAACAAAATTGCTATAGCAAGTTCAGAAATTGCAGAATTACCAATTCACTTAATAACAAACGCTATGACACTACAGCAAATAGAAACTGTAACAAGAAAACTAAAAAATAAAAAAGACTTAAGTTTGCTAATTATAGACTACATACAGCTAGTAAAAAACAAAGGCAAATTCAACAATAGGGAACAAGAAGTAGCAGATATAACTAGAACTCTTAAATTATTAAGTTTAGAGTTAAACATTGCAATTGTAGGCTTGTGTCAGGTAAACAGAAATGCAAGTAAAAATGAACCTACTCTAGCGGATTTAAGAGAGTCTGGTTCGATAGAACAAGATGCAGATAATGTGTTGTTTTTGTACAAAGAAAATGAAAACACAGAAGGCACTTTAGAAGATATTACACTCAAAGTTGCTAAGCAAAGAGCTGGAGAAACTGGCAAAGTTTATTTGAAATTCAATAAAAGAAATAGTGAGTTTAAAGGAGTGATACGATGCTAACAATAAATAGTCAAGAATTTCTAAAATTAACGAATGAAGAAAAAGCAAAAACATTAAAAAATATTGTTCTGGGCAACGTGAAGTATATAGATACAAACAAACAGATTTTAAGTAAACAAGAAAAACATATACCAACTATTTAGGAGGATAAAGAAATGAGTAAATATCATAACAAAAAAGTTACAGTAGATAACTATGTATTTGACAGCATAGCAGAGAGCAAAAGATATAAAGAATTATGTTTATTAGAAAAAGCAAATAAAATAAAAAGTTTAGAATTACAACCTAAATTTGAATTACAAGAAGCTTTTATAAAAAATGGAAAAAGATATAAAGCAATTACATATACAGCTGACTTTATGTATTTAGATGTAGAGAAAAACTGTATAGTTGTAGAAGATGTAAAAGGATTTGAGACAAAAGAATTTAAACTAAAGCAGAAGATGTTCGAATATAAATATAAAAATTTGAGTTTAGTATTAATTAAATAAAATAGAAATGGGGTTATTAAATGAAACAAGATAAATATGGACAAGTAATGAATGGAAAAGAAACATATATAGATATAGCTAAAACACTAATAAACAATAATATCATTATAAATTGGACAGATGAAGAAATGACGTGTTTAGACCTACTATTTTCATATAAAGCTAACAGAGTATCTGGGAATTATCTACAAAGAGGAATTAGAGGAAATGAATTATTTGTATCAATAATTGGTTTTGGAGCTTTTGGCTTTGATATAAATGCTAACGAAAAAGCACCAGGATATATAGCAAAAAAATTAAATCTAACTGGACAACCTACTGTAGATAAACTTGGGGAATTAATAAATGGAGTTATTAAAGAATTAATTGGAGGTTAAAAATGAATATAGAAACAAGAAAAGCATATATAAATTCTGAATATTCAATAGTTATTACTAAGAAGAAGGGCGAGCCAAATTCTATACAAAGATATATATTTACAGACAAAATAGAATTACTTGTAGGTATAGCGAGTATGACTGAGCAATTAATTTTAAAAGGCGTATTAACTAAAGCGGATATACAACAAGCAGTTAGAATGGGAGCAGAAAAAGGAGAAAATAATATATGAGAGTGTTTAGATTTATGAGTAATAGTGAATTTGAAATGTACAAGACAGGAAAGGTATTAATAAATAACAACAATCACAGAGAAATGGGCTTTAAGTCAGATAGTATTGGATTTTGTTTTTTCGATGAAAGCGAAATTGATATTAAACAAGCAATTCATTTTTTATCTGGAATTGTAAGTTTTGATATATGTGCTGTATTTGAAACAGGTAGAGACAATCTAAAACAAGGTTATGGAATATATAAGAAACAATGCAAGGCAACTGGAAATTTAGCTAGAGACTTAGTTATAGCACTTATGAATGAAAATACTATAAAAAGAACAGAATATAGCACTAAAACATACAGTAAAGAAAATTTTAGGTTAATTAAATTCTCAAAAGATATATGGAAACAATACACAATACTAGAAAAACAGAAAGACTTAAAATGGGAGGAATGTAATGTCTAGTACAGAGATTATAGAGTTATGGAAGAAGGGCTTTACAGTAAAACAAATAGTTAAAGAGTATGTGAGAATAGAGAAAAAGAAAGGTAACAAAGTCACTACTTGGGAAGCACAAAGTTTTATTGAGCCAATAATCTTCAAATTTCAAACCAATTTAATGAAAGGGGCAAAAAAATGATAAAGATTAGTGACTTACCTGCAGGCATGATTGTATGGAAAGGTTATCAAATATTGGGCATAACAAAAGCTACATTACCCGAAAAATATTATGATAACTACTGTACTAAAGTACCAGGAAATGAATTAGATTACGAGCTAGTAAAGGAGAAAAAATAAAATGAAAGAAATGCAATATCAAGCAAATAATAAAATAGAATTACTAGATAGTGGAACATTCAAAAACTATAATTATTATATTTTAAGTTTAGGAACACACCCTACAGCTTATGTAGAGATTACAAAAGGCAATAAAATATATGAAAAAGATTATAAAGAAATAAATTTAGAAGTGCATGGCGGTTTAACTTATTCAAGGGATTTTCTTTGGATTTCAAAAGAAAGAAAGTTACAAGGTTGGTTTATTGGTTGGGACTATGCTCATTATGGAGATTATGTAGGATATGAGTTAATGTTCCCAAAAGAATTTAAAATAAGGGAAGAAAAGAAATGGACAACAGAAGAAATTTTAGAAGAAGTTAAAGATGTTATAAGACAAATAGAGGTGTTGTAGATGAGTAATAAAACAAGCGACAAAAATGTCGGTAGCATAGAAGATATAAGAGATTTACTTTTGTTTTTTAAATCACATGGTTGGATACCAGATATTAGAAGAACAATAAACGTAACAAATGTAATATTAGCAATAGATAATGTTTTACAAGAACGAGAACAAGACAAAAAGAGAATACAAGAGCTAGAAGAAGAACTAGAGAAAGCTAATAAACAGCTAGATTTAGATTATGTAGACGACAATTACATAACAAAAGAAAAAGTAAAAGATAAGATAGAAAAGTATAACAGAAAAATGGAAGAAGACGTTGGACGTCCAAAGAGGAAAATAGAAAAAATGAAATGTGGAATATGTAAAAAAGAAATACCTAAAAAACAAGTACGAATAGATAATATGCATTATGAATTTGATGAAGAAACAGAAAAACTATTCACAGTAGATAGACAAGATAGTGTAACTGTATGTCAAAAATGTTATGCAAATTTAATTTGGGATTAGAAGGGGGCTAGGAGAGTGCATATAGAATGTTGTAATAAATGTGGAAGTAACAAATTATTTGTAGAAATACAAGGACAAAGAAGAGGCTTGTATTGTGGAGAATGTGGAAAATGGCAAAAATGGATAACAAAGCAAGAGTTACAGATAGCAAAATTCAAAGGAATTAAAATTATTGGGAGAAAATAAAGCAATGACAAAAGAACAAGAAGAAGCAATAGAAAGATTAAATAGATTTAAAACTATAGAAATTTTATATAGCAATACGTTTGCAATGCACATAGAACAATTAAAAACACTTCAAGAAGATATAGGAACAGTTTTATCTATGCTACAAGAACAGCAAGAAGAAAATAAAAAGAAAGATAAGATAATAGATTTAATGACAGAACATATAGTAAGTAGTGCAATAGTAGACGATACAGTATGTGCAATAAAATGTGATTGTGAAACAGATATTAAAGAAGATTGTACACACGAGAAAATACTTAATTGTACAAAACAATATTTTAAAAGTAAAGCAGAAAAGGAGTATAGAAGATGAAAGTTAAAGAGTTAATAGAACATTTGCAAAAATATGATATGGAACAAGATGTAATAATTAGATTTGCTTTAGACAATGAAGATGATATTGGTTATGTATTAATACCATTTGGAACTGGATTATATTTTAAAGATAAATGTGCAATATATGCAGAATATACAGCAACAAAAGAAGACTGTGATTTTATAGGACAAGTAGATTTAAGAGAAGCATATCAAAAAATTAAGGAGAAATAGCAGTGGAAGAAATAAAAGATAGATGTATAAGTAGAAAAGAGTATTTAAAAAGAAATAATAGCAACGTTGGTTATGCTCTACATGTTCAGAACAATATAAAAAAAGATGATTATGCAAGATTAAATACAGGAGAAATTGTAAAAGTACTTGGAATAAGAGAAAATCAAGTAAATAAAAAAGCTATTTATTTTGGAGCATATGATGAAAATTGGTGTGATAGTGCTGCAGTAGAAAACTTTTCAGAAAACATAATAGACTTAATAGAAGTAGGAGATATAGTAGAATATCAAGTTAATTCTTTAAGTAAATTAAAAATTGGTAGAGTAAAGAGCTATAGAGATGCTAGAAGTAATAAAGAATATTTAGGTGTTGAGGGATTTGATATTACAAAGATATATATAAAATCAATATTAACACATGAACAGTATAATGCAAATTGCTATAAAATAGAGCAAAAATAACAAACTTAATATAAAAAATAGTACAAGTTTATTAAAAAAAGTATAAAAATAGAACAATAGAACAATTTTAGGAAAGTAGAGGAAGAAAGATGAGAGATATAAAATTTAGAGTTTGGGATAAAGAATATGAAAAAATGACATACTTTAATGATGAAGATTATGAATATAAACCGCCTTTTGTATTTAGACTAGACCAAGTATTAAAAAAAGATAGCAATTATGACGACTATGAAGATTTTGAGTATAACGATGTAACAGATAGCGTAGAAGTTATGCAATATACAGGACTAAAAGATAAAAACGGAAAAGAAATATACGAAGGAGATATAATTGAATTTTCTTATGATATGTTTGTTGGAAACTTTGATACTTTTGTGGCAAAAGGTAAAGTAGTTTTTAAAGAAGGAGCTTTTTATGTAGAAATTTTTGAAAACGAAAGAACAACAAAAGACGAAGCATATTTATTATATAGTATAAATCTAGATACTATTGAAGTAATAGGAAATATACATGATAATCCAGAATTATTAGAGGAAATATGATAAAAATAGAACTATTTTAAGAAAGTGAGAAAAAATAAAAATGAGTGATATTGAAAAATTAAAAGTATATACAGATAAACAAATTGAAGAAATGAGCAAGGAAGAATTAAGACAAAAGTTCAAAGAAATTCAAGATATTTCAAAAGATAGTAATGAGATTATTCTTAAACTAAATGAAATGAAACACAAATATAAAATAGCATTATTTATGATTATAAGAAACTCAAAAGTAATGCCAGAGGGAATAAAACTAGGTAAAAATGGAAAAGAGATTAATAAAATGGCATATGAAACAATGTGTGAAGTTTTAACAATGATAGATTTTAAAAGGGCAGAAGAAATATATAAACAAGGGAAAAAGGCTTATGAGAAAGGAGAATAACAATGGTATTTAATTTTAATGATGAAGAAGTAATAATAACATTTAATGGATTGCAAATAGTAATACAAGAAGATAAAGCAAAAGAATTAGCAAATGCAATATTAGATTACTTTGAGGAGGAATAAACTATGAAAATAAGATTATTAAATATAAGATACGACTTTGAAACAGACGCATTCGAAATAGAAGTAAGAAGTATATAAAAGAAGGGGTTACAATGATAAATGATAAAATGAATAAAGAATATAGATATATGGTTTATAACAATTTAAAGAAAGAATATCAATTTCCTAGAATATGTGAAACAACAGAAAAAGGTGCAAATACCTTATTGTTTAAATTTATTGGAAATGATGCAAGAAAATATAGATTTAAAGTTGTAAAAGTAGAAAAAGAAAAAGCTTACCAGATAGTAAAAGACTTGAAAATAAAATATAAGGCAGAAAGAATACATAGAGAGATAGCAAACATACCATTACAACAAATAATAAATTTAGTTAAAGAAAATGATAGATTATCAAAACACAAAATACAAAAAGATACAATAATTATAAAGACATACAAAGAATGGTGCAAAGAATTAAGAGAAAAAGAACATATAAAAATACTAGACGAAGATGGATTTAGAAACATAAAAAACTTTAACGAAAACATGAAGTTTACAAAGCAAGAATTTGCTAAAAGATTAAATTGCTGCACAATAATTTCATGTTAAGAGGAAAGAAACGATTAGTTACTGGAGAGGATTGATAAAATGAAAAATATAAAAGATATTAAAAACACATCTGGACTTAAAATCATAGCAGAAGGAGAAGATGGATTTGCAGGGATAATATATACAAAAGTTAGTTACAAAAATGGAAAACCAAAGTTTGAGAATGAATTATTTTTTATATTTAGCACAGGTTGTAGTTTTGAACATCTAAGTGTATCTACTCTATCTAGATGCCCAACTTGGGAAGAAATGTGCTATATGAAAGATGTTTTTTGGAATGATGACGAAGTTTGTATGCAATTACACCCTAAGAAAGAAGAATATGTAAATAATCACGACTATTGCTTACATATATGGAAACCTATTAATCAAGAAATACCAACACCACCTAGTGTTTTAATAGGTATAAGAAAAGGTCACGAACTTGAAGATGTGGAAAAAATGAAAGAATTAAGAAAAGAAATATATAATCAATTAAAAAAGGAGTAAAAAATGAAGTTTGAATGTTCTAAATGTGGGAAATGCTGTTCTAACTATTTACCGCTTCAAAAAGAAGAAATAAAGACTATGAAAAAATTAGCAATAAAAGAAAATAAACATTTACTAAATAAAGATTGGTATAATATTTGTCCTTTTCTAAATTACAAAAATGAGTGTGATATATACAAAAATAGACCTTTAATTTGCAGAGAGTATTCTTGCTACAACTATGAACATAACATTTACAATTTAGAAGTATTTAGCAAAATACCAGAAAAAAATTTTAAAATAACAAATGTAAGAAAAGAAATATTTAATGATGAAGGGATTTGAAATTATGATAACTAAACAAGAATTTGTAGATATAATTAACAGACTAAGAAACTATAATGACTTACAGAACAAAATACAAGACCTATTTAGAGACAATATAGAAAATAGAGAAATGGATTTTATGAATGCAGGTAGTATATGTATAGGACATGAAACAGTAGTAGTGAAGTTGTTAGAAAATATGTTTAATGACAAAGGAGAAGTAATAAGTTGGTGGATATATGAACAAGACTATGGAGGAAGCATAGGCATTAACGATATATTCGATGATAGAATAGGAAAATATATAGATTTAACTACACCAGAAAAATTATATGATTATTTAATATCAGAAATGGGGAATAAAGATGGAATTAACACATAGACAAAGAAAACAACTAAGTAAAATACTCATACAAAAAGATGAAAAACAGTTAATGAAATGGATAGATGATGTACACAATGGGATAATAATAGAAAGTGAACAAAAATCGAAACAATTGATAAATGATTATTTAGACTTATATGGTATTACAGTGGCATATACTTTACATTATGTATGTGGATTTGGAAAGAAAAGATTAACCGAAGTTATGTCAAGAATATGGAACAATATAGACTGTTTCAAAGAAGGCTATTTAAGTATAGATGACTGTGTAAATGAATTAAAAGAGTATGGAATAACTTTCACAGAGATAGTAAATAGTGAAAATAAAATAAAATGGAAGGAGCAATAATATGGAACTAGATTTTCTTTTATCTAAAAACAGATATCATATCATACAAACATTAAAAAATATGTTTTTAGGAATTTATATAGTTATAGCAACAATAACTATACTTATTCTTACATTAATACCAAGTCCATATGATATATTTCTTATACTTTTTGTACATCTATTAGCTATAGTGAATATTATTGAAGAGTACATAATGCAAGAAATAGAAAAAAGATTAGATTTTGAAGAAGGAATAGAAACATATAGAAGAACTGGTGCAATACCATATGAATTATTTCACAATATTACAAAACCAGTTAATCGAGATAATTTTCACATTTGCAGAGAATTAAATAATCAAGGGAATATATCAAAATGGAGTATATATAGAAAAGACATGTCAACAGAGGACTATTTCAGTAAAGAGAACAATGCTATATTAACAGAAAAAGGCGGACTCTTAAGTTTATTTTTTTTCGCAAAAGGAGAAGAAAAGAATGCAAAAAGTTTCAAAAGAAATAAAAAAACAAATGGAAAGAGAACTAAGACAATATTGGACTAATAAAAGCAAACTAGATAGATTAATAAAACAATCCAGTTGCAGTACAAGAACATTACTATATTGTCAAGAAAGAATTAACTATGTAGAAAATGTAATAAACAAACTAAATAGTTTTGAAAAAGAAGTATTTGAGCTAATATTTAAAGAAAACTGCGATTTTACATATTGTGAACAGATGAAACACATTAATAAGAATACTTACTACAATATATACAATAAATCTATATATTATTTAGCACAAGAATTTGGAATAATTTAAAAAGGGCAGAAAAAATAGGGAAAAATAGCCCTTTTTTTTTGATACAATTAATATGGTAGTAATGTAGGTAATGAAAACTTACATACTGTCTTAGTAATTTATCATTTTTTCTCCTGAAAAGAAGAAATAACCCCAAGTATTCGTGACCAGACTGGAAAAGTCAAAATCCCAAGGTTACGGTGGTGTAAGAGTAGTAGTACCTACTACTCTTTAAATAAAATATTAACGATACTAGCTAATTAATATAATCCTTCTTTCGCTCGTATAAACTAAGAAAAATGATGTTTTTCTAATATTTTATAAATAAATTTCCTTTTAAATAAAATTTATCATAGACAATGCTAGTTAAGTCTATATATTGCGATTGTAGAGAAACGGTATCTCGCTAGTCTCATAAACTAGAGTAAGTTAGTTCAATTCTAACCATCGCAACCAAGCCCCATAACTGAAAGATAGAGAGGGCTTTCATGGTTTCATTTTATTTTTGTAGCTATCATTAGTGTAGTGGTGGAATAGACATATTACGTTTAGTGCGTGATATGGTAAAACTAAACGGCGATTAGCACCAACGTCGCTGAATGGTAATAGTAGACACTGTGCAGGTGCAGAATAACGCACGAACATAATTGACCTTAAATAGATTATGAAGTAGTGGCGGAGATATCCCAGTAGATAAGTTTAAGTAAAGCTCAAAAGTTATTCATATAAGGTGCAAATCCTTATCCACACTAAAAGTCAAACAAGAGTAAACCTGGCTAGCAAGGGGGCGTGTATCCTACCTACTAGCAAAAATCACTATAAATAATATGTAGGATAGAATAAATTATATCTTACATAATGTTTATATAAAAAATAGAGAGGAGAAAAATACTATGAGAATAATGATAAGTCAACCAATGAAAAATAAAAGTTTAGAACGTATAAGAAGGGAGAGACAACAATTAGTAGATGAATTACAAAAACAAGGATATTATGTATTAGATACAATATTTACAGAAGAAGCACCAAAAGATTGTGACGAAAGTATTTATTATTTAGCAAAATCAATAGAAGTAATAGGAAAAGTAGATGCTGTAATATTTATGTCAGGGTGGGAGAATGCAAGAGGTTGCAGAATAGAACACCAAGTAGCAGTAGATTATGGAAAATTTATAAAGGAGATATAAGAATATGGATTTTGGAGAAGCAATTAAACTATTAAAACAAGGAAAAAGAGTACAAAGAGAAGGTTGGAACGGAAAAAAACAATATATAGAACTTGCAACTAGTATAAGCTATGTAAATACAAAGAATGAAACAATAAATGCAGAACATGATGCGATAGGAAACAAAGCTATTGCTTTTGTAGGAACATCAGGAGTACAACTAGGTTGGCTTGCAAGTCAAGCAGATATGTTAGCAGAAGATTGGAGGATTGTAGAATAATGACTAATGAAAAATTTTTAGATAAATGCAAAGATTTAGTAAAAGAATATGCTATAGAGCATTTAGATAAAACAGACGAAATACCAAACTTTAATGTATATGTAGTATGGAGTTGCAAGACATTACAAAATAGTAAAGCATTATTAAGTACTGACTTAAAAGATGGAATGTATTATGAGTGTACTATGGACGGAGACAAGAAGAAAATATACTTCGATGCATATAAAAAGTTTGAAAATAGAGCCATAGATATTGAGGAGTAAATTATGAAATTTATAGTAAATAATACAGAATGGACAATAGAAGAGCTAGAGAAAGAAAATCTAGACGAAATGTATAAAGAAGAAAACGAAGGAAAAGTATATTTTACCTTCGGAGTAACTAAATATCCAACACATATTATTTATATAAATAAAGACATGTGTGTTTCTCAAAAAATAAGAACATTAAAACATGAACTAACGCATTGCTACATTTATAGCTACGGATTATACAACGTAATAGAAATAACAGAAGAGATAGTATGTGACATAGTAGCAAGTAGCAATGATTTTATAAATAAAGTAGTAGAACAATACATAAAAGAAATAGAAAAGGAGCTTATAAATGACTAATTCACAGAAAAGATTTTGTGATGAATACTTAATAGATTTTAATGCAACTAGAGCTTATAAAGCAGCTTACAAGAGCTGTAGAAAAGATGAAACGGCAAATGTTAATGGTAGTAAGCTACTAAGAAATACTAAGGTGCAAGAATACATAGCAGAAAAACAACAAGAAATGCAAGAAAGAAACAAAATAACACAAGATACAATAATACAAGAATTAGCCAAGATAGCACTTTTCAATATAAAAGACATTTATAACGAAGATGGTACATTGAAAAAAGTTACTGAATTAGACGACGATACAGCAAAAGCAATTTCTGGAGTAAAGATACTACAAAAAGCTGGAGCAATGAAAATAATATTAAGCAAAACTAACGATAAGACAAAAGCATTAGAACTACTAGGAAAACATCTTGGAATGTTTAAAGAAAACGTAAATCTCACTCAGGACAAGCCTTTTGAGGTAAATATCAACGTAAAAAAGAAAAACTGAAATATATTATGTTAAGAACAGTAATATCAATACTTACAGGCGATAAAATGTCAATTATCCACGGGAGAAATACCCACTTAATTAACATAATATAATTATGGAAAGAGGAGTTAATAAAAGGAAAAAGTGATGATTAAAAATAAAATATGGAAAAAAATAAATTACATGCCTAATTATTTAATAAGCAACTTTGGAGACGTAATTAATATTAAAACTAATAAAACTCTTAAACATCAAATAAAAAAAGGTTATCATCGTTTAGAAGTCACAACTATATATGGAAGAAAACATTTTTTTGTTCATAGATTGGTAGCAAAGGCGTTTATTCCAAACCCAGAAAATAAACCTCAGGTAAATCATATTAATGGTAATAAAAATGATAATAGTGTAGAAAATTTAGAATGGTGTACAAATTATGAAAACGCTCATCATGCTATAGATAAAGGGTTGTGGCAAAACGTTTTTAAAGCATCACAAAAAACAAATGAAAGTAGAAAAATAAAATGTAAAGCAGTAAATAAAAGCACAGGAGAAGTAATATATTTTAACAGTATTTCAGAAGCTGAGAGATATTTTAACGACAGACATATATGTGATGTATTAAAAGGCAAAAGAAATACTGTTCATGGATATATAATGCAATATGTTTAATGGAGGTGGTGCTACCAAATGGATATAGATATTACAGAAAAGCAAGAACAGTTTATTAATTCAGAAGCTTTTGAAACTCTGTTTGGACGGCTAAGGTGCAGCAGGTCGGACGGCAAAAGTTATGGACAACTAGTAGATGGATTGCTATATGCATTAACTTACCCTAAGTCAAAACAAATAATATTCCGTACAACATTTCCAGAATTAGAAAAATCAATAATAAGAACTAGCTTAGAATTTTATCCAAGAGACGTAGCAACATATAATAGCTCAAAACATACATGGACATTTAGAAATGGAAGTATAATAGATTTTTCATACATAGCAACAGAAAAAGATGTTTATCAATATCAATCAGCAGAATATGATGTAATTCGATTTGATGAATTAACACATTTTACTGAATTTATGTATACATATATGATTTCAAGATGTCGTGGTGCTAATCCATATCCAAAAAGAATAAAGAGTTCTACTAACCCAGGAGGAGTAGGACATGAATGGGTAAAAGAAAGATTTATCAATTCAGGAGAGCCAAACAAAATACACGAAATTACATTAGAAAATAACAAGAAAAGTACTGTTGTATTTATTCCTTCTTTAGTACAAGACAATATATTCATGATGGATAGCGACCCAGATTATATTAACAGACTTGAATTGTTACCAGAAAAAGAAAGAAAAGCACTTTTATATGGAGACTGGGATATATTTGATGGTCAATTCTTTAGTGAATTTAGACGTGATGTACATGTGTGTAAACCGTTTGTAATACCAAAAGATTGGAGGATATTTAGAACTAGAGACTATGGATTAGATATGTGTGCAACTGTATGGATAGCAATGGACTACCACTTAAATGCTTATGCTTATAAAGAATTCTACGAACCAAACTTAATTGTATCTGCAGCAGCAGAGAAAATAAATGCTATGACAGATGAGAAGATAACAACAGATTATGCTCCACCAGACTTGTGGAACAGAAATAAAGATACAGGAAAGAGTACAGCAGATATATTTGCACAAAATGGTCAATACTTAACTAAAGCAGATAATAATAGAATAACAGGTTGGCTTGCAGTACATGAGTGGTTAAGAGTATTTAATGATGAACAAGGAATACCAACTTCTAAGCTAAAGATATTTAGTAATTGTAGAAACCTAATAAGAACATTACCTGCAGTACAACATGATGAGAAAAATCCAAACGACGTAGCAGTAGAACCACACGAATTAACACACATGCCAGATGCAATAAGATATTTCTGTACAATGTGGCAAAGTCCTATGTCTAAAAAAATAATTTTACCTAAAGGAAATTATACTATAACTGAATTAGAGGACTTAGGATATAAGGATATAAATACACCAATCAAAGTAAATGTAAATAGACCAATATCGAGGAGGAGAAGATGATGGAACTAATACTAACTATAATAACATTAATTCTTTTATTTACTTTAAACATGGCAGCAATATTTTTGCTTAATAACACGTTACAAGAAGTACTTAAACAAATAAGTCAAAGAAATACGGAAAATGCAGAATACAATAATAAAGAAAGTAAATCAAGAATAAGAGCAAGAATTGCACCGACAGATTTTAGTAACGTTTTAAATGGACGAGCTTATGACAAATATAAGAATAAAGATGGATTATATGAACCAGTGAAACAAAAAGGTGGAATACCATTACAAACTAACAAAAAAGAGGAGTAGTGTATGGAAGATAGAATAGAGCAAGCAAACGAATATGACGAGATTGTAAAGCAAAAGAGAGCTAAAAGAGCAGCATTAATGTCTGAAAAAGAGATTGAAGAAGCGGAACAATTTATCATGTGGTATAGAAGAGCTTATGAAGATAAGCAAAGACTTGGTTTAATGAAAAAGTGGGACGACATCGCTAAATATTGGGAAGGCGATTTCGATTACAGCGACGAAGATGACCCAGCACCAAACACAAACATTACAAATGCAAATGTAGAAGGAAAAACAGCATTGCTGTGTGACCAAACACTAGCAATACAAGTAGACCCAAGAGAACCAGGCGACAAACCATTTTGTGACCAAGTAAGAACTATTGCAGACTTTATAAAAGATAAGAATAAGATGTATCGTAAGATAGAAGTACACGAAAGACGTAGAGAAATGACTGGAACTGGTATATTTAGAGTTTTATGGAATTTTGACAAACTAGAAGGAAAAGGACTTCCAATAATTGAACCAATACACCCATCTAAATTATTCATAGACCCAGCAATAACAGATGTGTACGACATACAAGAAGCTCAATACATAATAGAAGCAAAAGCAAAGTCAATTTATAGTGCAAAGATGGAATATGGAGATGACATTGCAGATTGTATAATAGCGAACTATGACCCAATTGAAAATTTAATTCAAAATAGCGAAGAAGAACAATACGTACATTTACTCGTATGGACTAGATATAAAGAAAATGGAAAAATTAAATTAAGACTAGTAGAAATGTCAGCAGATGGAGTTATTCTAAAAGATACTAAAAAAGAATTAAAGAAAGTATCTGAAAAAAGAGAAAACGAACTAATAGAAAAGCAAACTAAACTATTAGAACAAGGAAAGACTAAAGAAGCTAGCGAATTAAAAGCAGAAGAGTTGGAACTATTTCCAAATAGTAAATATCCATATTTTCTAACTCCAGATATGTATAGAGAAAATACGGTATGGGCAAAAGCAAGTGCAGAATTAGTACTTCCTATATCAGACCAGATAGATGAACTTGACGACAGTATATTAAGAAATGCAAGACTAACTGGTAACCCAATACCAATAATTGAAACAAGTTCTGGTATAGATGCAGAAAAAGTAACAAATACACCAGGACAAACAATAGTAGCAAATAACATAAATGGTATGAAGTGGTTACAACCACCTAACATACCACAATATTTAATAGAAAAAAGAGCAGATACAATAAACAACGATAAAACAATTGTAACAAGATTTAGTGACCAAATGATTGGTAAACAACAAACAGGAGTTGGAACAGCTACAGAGAGCTTAGCATTGCAAAATTCAGGCAATAGTATGATAGAACACAAAAAAGGTTTATTACAAGAGACATTATCCGAAGTATTTGAATATGCAATAGAGTTAGCACTGCTTAACTGGAATACAACAATGATATTTAGAATTGTTGGAGAAGATGGAAAAGATAAGTTCACATCATTTAATCCAGATGGACTTAATAGAATTCCTATTCTTACAGAAGCGGATACTGAATACAGAAATGCATATAAAGAAGCACATAAAGATGCTAAACCAGAAGATTACGAATATATGCAAGTATATAATGAAACAAGACAAGTTATGTTTGATTTAAGTGTATCAGTTGGTGCAGGATTACCAAACAATAGAGCATACAGATATAGTATAGTAAGACAATCATATGTAGATAAGGCTATAACAACTCCAGAGTATAGAAATTGGTTAGTAAAACAAGTGGGATTAAATATTCCAGAAATACCAAAAACTATACAAGAACAACAGCAGATTGGAATATATGACCAAGAAACAATTGAAAAGACACAACAAGAGCAAGCATTACAACAAAGTATGAATGCAGGAGTTGAAGGATTAAATGCAAATGGTAATGTACAGACTAGTTATTTAAGAGAGATTTAAAAAGGGGTCGAAAATGACCCGTTTCAGAAAGGAGTATCAAGATGAATTATCACGGATATGAATTAGAAAATGGACAAGTTTGCAAATGTGGTTATGAATTTAAAATAAATGATATAACAAAACTACAAAGAGTTGGCGAAACTTTATATGGTGGAACAGTAAGACATTTAAGTAAAACAAACTGTCCATGTTGCAATAGAGAAACCTTATTACTTTTAAAGCAACAAGGTCAAACTTATGTTATTAAAGGAATAATGCAAAAAGAATTATCAAAAATAGATAATAGTACAAATACATCTACAAAAGAAGTCACAGAAGAGCCTAGAATAAATTCTGAGGAGTCTGAGACGATAAGTAATGAATTTATATGTCCAGTATGTAAAAGGATATTTAAAAACAAATCTGGGCTAACAAATCACATGAAAGTACATTAAATTGATATTAATATTTTATTTTAAATAAATTAGAGGAGAAAACCTGGCTAAAAATCACTAGAGTGACATAACACTGGCTAAAAAATGGAAAGGAGCTAACATGGAATTAGACGGAATTGATTTAGGTACAATACCTGTAAACACAGAAGATGGAATTGCATTACCAACAGTTGATACTGGAGATAACGATACTGCAAATAATGATGTAGTAGATGATACAATCCAAGATAATCAACCAGAAGATAATCAAAATCCACAAGAGCCAGAAGATGACAAAAAAGTTAATCTTCAAAAAGGCGTAAACTATGAGAGAAAATTGAGAAAAGCTGCTGAAAAAGAAAATAGAGAACTTAAAGAACAATTAGCTCAATTAACTCAAAAAACTAACACAGCACCAGAAAAGAATACAGTAGACGAATTGATAGAAGGTGGCGTAGACCCTGAAATTGCAAAGTCAATAAGTGCAGCAATAAATAAAAAGGACAAAGGCTCAGAGCAATTAAAGAAAGAACTTGCAGATATGAAGTTTAAGCTAGAACTATCAGAGAAGTCTAAAGATAGTGAATTTTCTGACATATTAGAGCATGAGGACGAAATAAGACCTTTAGTCGACAAAGGCTTAAGCGTAGAACAAGCTTATTATGCAGTAAATCACAATAGGGTTCAAAATACTAATAGGGAGATAGAAAAGAAAGTAGAGGCAAAGCTACAAAATAATCAAACTAGAAAAGAAATTCTACAAAATATTAATTCAAATGGAGGTAATGCAGTAAAAAATACTGACAGTACACCAAAAGCAACAGCATTAGAAATAGCTGCAGCACAAATGGCAGGAATTGATATTAAAGATTATTTAGCAGCTAAAAACTCTAATTCGATTAATGATTATGACGAATACAATAAGAGAAAAGTAAAATAAGTTTTCATTCCTATATTTACCTAAAAAATAAATATAGGAGGTGGCTAATATGCCAACAACAGCACAAATGCTAACAAGAGAGAATTTTGCTAGCTTATTAACACCAATACATAAAAAAATATTCTTTGATTCTTACAACGAAGTACCAGCAACTTACAAAAAGATATTTAAAACAGATAAAATGAGAGCTAAACAACAAAGCTATCCACATCTAGGAGCTTTTGGTTTATGGCAAGAAAACACAGAAGGTCAAAAGTTCAATCATGACAAATTCGACGAAGGAGAGACAGCTTTATTTGAAGCAAAAAGATACGATAAAGCTTATCAACTTACATGGGAATTAGTACAAGACGACCTTTATAATGTTATGGAAGGTATAGGAAAAGGTGGTTCTGCTAAAGCTTTAGGAAGAGGTTTAAGAGGAACTGAGGAAACACATACATCTAATGTAATCAAAAATGGATTTACTAATGTAGGTTATGATGGAGTATCTTTATTCTCTGCAAACCACCCATTAATAAATGCTACAGGAGTAGTTTCTAACTTAATTCAAGCAGAATTAAGCGACCAATCTTTAAAAGAAGCTATGACATTAATGAGACTACAAAAAGATGAAGCAGGACTACCAATTGTTGCTTCTGCTAAAAGGTTAGTAGTATGTCCAGAATTAGAGTTTGTTGCAAAAGCAATAGTAAATTCTATTTTACAAAGTGGAACAAACTTTAATGATGTAAATACTGTACCAAACTTAGAAATCGTAGTATGGGATTACTTAAGCGACCCAACAGGACTTACAAAACCTTGGTTTATTCAAGACCCATTATTTGAAAACTTGCTATTCCTAAGAAGAGAAGCACCTATCTTTGGTTCAGAGAAAATCTTTGACCAAATGGACTACAACATGTATGGTTATACACGTTATGATGTAGGATACTGTGATTGGAGAGGATTAGTTGGTTCTACTGGTACATCAACAACTGCTTTAGGTAGTTTAGATGTAACACTAGCTGCAGGAGCAGATACTACTCATACTAAAGTAACAAATGTTACTGGAAATAGTAGTGGAACTTTAAAATATAAAGTTGGAGCTTCTGTAAATAAACCAAGCTATGGAGATTCAGCAAGTGATTATACAGCATTACTATTAAATACAGATATAGCTTGTGCTTCTGGAAACAAAATTGTTGTTGTTGAAGTTGATGCTCTAAATAGAGTTGTAAAATCAAGTAACGTAGAAAACGTTGTTGTAGGAGCATAACTAAAAGGGAAGCAGTTCTTGTTTCCCTTTATTTTTTTAGATTTTACGAAAGGAGATTAATATGTCAAATTCTTTTGAAGAAATAAGCAAATATACAGCTCAAAGTGGTGGAAGACCAGATTCAAATTTATCAAATGATTCTAACCATTTAGGAGGAATTGCAGCAGAAGAATATGCAACAAAATTATGGGTTAAACAATATCACGAAAGAGCAGAATTAGCATTAAGAAAATATATAGATACACAAGATGCTTCAATATTAGAACAAGCAAAAAGATATGCAGATTCTGCAATAGGAAGTCAAGATTTTTCACAATTTGCTAAAATTTCAGACTTACAAACATTAAATAAAAATTTAACAGCAAAGATTAATAAAGTAGCAACAGACCAAAAAGCATATACAGATTCAAAGATAAAGCAGGTTGTATCAGATTCAAATGCTAATTTTACAGAGTTAGAAAATGCAATAAAAAGCACAAATAAAAATGTGTCTAACTTAAATACAAGTTTGAATAATAGTGTAACAAATATTAATAAAAGTATAAATGGCATAAATTCAAATATAGATAAACTTTTTCAATCTGTCAGTAGTGGAAAAGGCTTAATAGCAGGGGCTATTACTGACAAAGGAATTAAAACCTCTGCTAATGATAGCTTTTCTACTATGGCAAACAATGTAAGAAAAATACAGACAGGATTAGATACATCAGATGCTACAGCTACAGCAGGCGATATATTAAGAGGAAAAACTGCATATGTTAATGGTAAAAAAGTATATGGAACTTTTGTTTATAGTGGCAATAGTGGTAACCAATTTAATCCAGATAACCCTTATCCTATGACTGGAAATGCTGAACTTGTTTATGAAGAATCGGAGGATAGACCTCAGGTTTATGCAGGCATAAAGAATAGTAAAATTAATTATAACTGTGTAACTGTAACTGGAGATGGAAATGTTATGGTTATTTATAATAAAGACACTCAGACACTAGAAACATATTACAGAATGAGCAGTGATGGAACTTTTGGAAAAGTAGAAAATCAATATGGAGAAGTAAAAACACCAGATTTCAAATTAATTGATTTGGGAATACCTGAGGACATTATAAATAATTATAACGTACTAGAAATTTCATGTTCAAGAATGAATTCTGACGAAAATTATAGTGGATATGAATGTAAATTGGCAATACTTATGAGCCAAAAAGAAGCAAATAACCCAAATGGAGCTGTAAGAGTATATATATTTACTTTAACTACATCTTTAAACAGTGGTTCTTCTGTAAAGATTCTTGCAAATGAAACTTACGAAGCAGGGGTAGAAGGAAGTACATCAAAAGAAACCATGTATAAAAGATGGCTAATTATATCTGAGGTTATAAATTATTCAGCTGTCAGTCCAAAAATAACTTGGAGCTCATATTCAAATAAACTTGCTGTAACATATCAAAGAGCAAATAATGGTACAAACTGTATAACGAAAATATTCGATTTTTCATATTATATTCAAGATACAAATAAAAATGAGGGATACGGATATGTCAGAGAGTTAGATAACATAGAAGGTGCTGCAGATATAACTTTCTTAAACAATGATAGAATTGTATATTTGAACAAATATGAAACCTACAATTCAAACTGGGGTTTTTTTGCTATATATTCAGAAAACTTTACAAAAATATCGGAAGTTAAACTGCCATCTAGAGTCAATACATATACCTCAACTTTAATAACGCCAGATGCTCTATATGCTGTTAGCTCAAATCTAATAGAAAAACTTGTAGTTGATTATATTAATGGAAAAGTAGAAGTTGGAGATACAATTTGGCAAGCAGCTAATAGTGAAGAAAACATAAAAATAGATACAGCAGATATAGATAAACGAAATATTTTTAGTTTGACTGGCAAATATTTATTTACTTCATATTATGAGTATAAAAATTATAAATATTATTACAAAGTTTTTTGCTATCAACTTAACTATGAAGGAGCAGAAGTAGTCACAAAATTATATGAACAAGATATTTCAATAACATCTGCTCAAGACTTAAAAACTATACCAGGTCTTAAAGGGGTATTTTTCGTATCTGGAAGAACTGGAAATGGAGTTGAACCTACACCTTTTGTATATACATATTCAATGATAGAGGTTTCTTTTAATAGGCAAAAATTAATTGGCTTAAAATATAACGGCGACATGTACTATAAAGATTTTTCAAGTGCAGGAAGATTAAGTGCTTTGGCTACAGATGTTAAATCTGGCAAAACCTTTATAGGAAACATGGGCGTAGTAGAAAAAGGAAGTTTGGAGGTGCAATAATGAGTGACATAAGGAATTTAGTAAAAATGAAAGAATTACAAGATATGTTCTTTTATACATTTGGAATAGTACCACTTCAAAACTATGGAGTTGTTGGAGATGGAACAACGGACAATAGATTAAATATACAACAAGCTATATATGATGCAATAGAAATAGGTTCAAAATATATATTTGTACCAAAAGGAGAATATTACTATTCAAATACATTGTTTAGAGCAGATGAAGTGATATTTGTTGGAAATAATGTAAACTCCAAAATAGAAGGCATAGAAATAAGACAATTTCCAGAATTATGGAGTGAATCACAATCTACAACACCTGCTTTAATTCCTATTGCAGGAGTTGTAATTTATGCAGGTAAAGGTAGCGTTCCTTCAAATTATTTAGAGTGCAATGGACAAGCTGTTAATACTATTAATTACATTGCTTTATATTCTAAACTAAATAATATTCTTGTAAATGAAGATACGAGCTTGCCTGAGACTTTTAATATTCCTAATTTAAGTACAGGACAAGCAAATACAAAATATATTATAAGAGCTAAATAGGAGGTGTAATATGGCTACAATAAGTAAAACTACAGTAAGACAAGTATTAGATGATATTAAAGTAAGATTACCACATGAATACAGCGAAGAAAGTTTGTTTTTGTGGATAAATGAGACAATGAAAAAAATATATAAAGATTTAGCAATACAAGAGTTTTATACATTTACTACAAGTGCTAATCAAGAGTTATATTCACTTCCAGAAGATTGCCAAATAGAAATGATTACAGGGGTAACTATCTCAAATAATGAAAAAGACCAAAATAATAAGTATGAGTGGGGTGGATTTAGTAAGTTAAGACCATATATACCTAATCAAAAAATGAGTGAACCTGGATATTATGACGGAAGAGAAGGCTTAATTGGTATCTACCCTGTGCCACAAGGCGTTAGAAAAGTAGATATTTATTACAGAAAAAAGCCTAAAATGGTTACTTCTTTAGATAATTACATAGAATTAGACGACAATTATATAGATTTAGTTAAATATAACATCATGTCTATTATAGCAATGTCAGGACACAATCCAGATGTAGAACTAGCAAATGAATATATACTTTTATATAACAATTTAGTACAAAAAGCTAATGAAAATAAATATGAACAGCAACCAGGTTATCCAATTATAAATAGATTATACAAATTTAAAAGGAGGAGATAATATTGCAAACTAACCCATATTTACAAAATGTGCAAGTAAAGAGTAGTAATCAAATTAACTATTTATCTGGTGGTATAAGTAATATTTATCCTCCACAGGCAATACAAGATGATGAGTGCCAAGATATGCATAATATGTGTTTAGACAATTATCCCGCAATAAGAACTAGTATAGGAAGAACAATGGTAAAAAACCCAGGATTAAAAGGTGCAGATATTAAATATTTTGGAGTTGCAGGAATAAAATATTTATTTTATATACAGGGAACACAATTA